GTTGACAGGTAAATTAAAAGTTAGATACGTGTGGGCATAATAAAGGATAATATATGGCTTTAGATTCAAAATTATATGGTAGCACTAGTAACAATGGTGCTGAAGTTGACGCATCTGGTAATCAACTAGTAGCATTGACAAATGACCCTGTTAAAATGGGGGGTGTCAGATCATTTAGTGAAAATGACACTGGTGCAATTACTGGTGTACCGTTCTTGTCTTCTGGTGAAACAGACACTGACTATAGATCACGAGTATCTATGGATTTGTTGTTGGATGAAGAAGTTTTCAACTATACTGCACAGAACACAGGTAAACACAAACATACTGTCACTACAATGGCAAGTGTTTGGACAGCAGGGCAGTTTACAACAAACTCTGCAAATATTACAACTGTTACAACTGGTGTTGAATTAGCAACATATGCTACTTTCCCTAACACTGGTACACAAACATTGAGTTGTGACATGGAAGTTGGTTTTAGTAATCAACCAAATGCTAATACTTTTGTGGAATTCGGTTTAGGTCTTCCAAGTACTGCAACGACAGCTCCTTTTGATGGGTGTTTCTTCCGTCTGAGTTCTTCAGGTTTACAAGGTGTTCTTTCTAACAATGGTACTGAAACAACAACAGGAATTTTTCCTGAAACAAATGGTACAGGTACTTGGACATATACTAACAATAAAAAATACCAATTTATTGTATACTTAGGTGGTGTAGCAGCATATTTTTGGGTAAATGATGGTGTCAGTACTAACTTGTTGGGCAGTATTCCTCTACCAGCAGGTCAAGGCAGACTTGTTATGGCAACAGGTCAGTCGTTCTTGTTCAAACATCGTATTGTTGGTGGTGCAGCGGGTGCTATATTGCAAGCCCAATTAGGTGCATACAATGTTCGTATCGGTGGTTCTAACGTGTCTACTACTCCTAGCACACAAGGTAATAGGATGTATGGTAGTTATCAAGGACATAGCGGTGGTACAATGGGCAGCTTGGCAAACTATGCAAATAGCGCCAATCCTACAGCAGCGGTTCCAACTAATACTACAGCGGCATTAGGTACAGGCTTAGGTGGTCAATTTTGGGAAACAGCGACATTAGCTGTGAATACAGATGGTATTATCTGTTCATATCAAGTACCTGCTGCATCTGTAAACAATATGGCAAAGCGTTTGGTAGTTCGTGGAGTATATCTCACTAGCTATATTCAAACAGCTATTACAGGTGGTGCATTTGTTGCCCAATATTCATTAGCATTTGGACATACTAACGTTTCACTAGCTACAGCAGAAGCAGTCAGTGCTAAAGCTCCAAGACGTATTGCTCTACCATTCACACAGGTTGTTACATCGGGTCAAGCAGCTAGTACTTTGGTATCTCAGGCAGCTACATTCTGTGATTTGGGTGATGCTCCTATCTTTGTCAACGCTGGTGAATTTATCCAGTTGGTTACAAAACACGTTGGTACTGTAGCAACTGCTGGTACTATTGCACACACTGTAACATTTGTTTACGGATGGGAATAACATGCCAATTACGCTAGAGACAGTAACGTTACAATATAAAAGCTTACCAATCACTTTACACGAAGATGGAAGTTGCACAGTAACTTTGAGAAAAGGTTACTTTGATGAAAACGGACACTTCTTAGTTGTTGGATTAGAAAATTTTTACGCTAACCCTCAAGAAACTTCTACCATCTTAGATGTGGAAGGTATTCATGGGCTTAGTCGAAGAAATGATTTAAGTTTAGCTATTTATCAATTCTGTATTTCTAAAGGCGCACAAATTGGTGTAGTTTCTTAACTAATAGGGAGTGTTAGATGTCGTTACTATTAGCCCTATTAGACACTGGCAGTCCAGTTATAAACGGGTCAGCAATTCTTAATGAGTCTGCTGATTCGTTGACATCTAATCTAAGTATTCTAGTCTCTGGTTCTTCTACAAATAATGAAGCTGGAGACTCACTTGTATCTTCTGCTAGTACTATAATTTCTGCTGCATTGAATTCCACAGAAGCTGCAGACACTTCATCTATTTCAGCTACTAATTTGGTTTCAAGTAGTTTGAATTTTACTGAAGCAGCAGATGGTATTAGTTCTACAAGTGTTGTAGTAGTTCAAGGTAGTTCAAACATTACTGAAACTAATGACACATTGTCAGCTAGTGTAAGTGTTGGAAACACATCTATTAATGGTAGTTTGGTTGTAACAGAAGATGCTGATAGTATTTCTGCACAAGCTGTTGTCAGTGTTCAAGGTAGTTCTACAAATACAGAGGTAGGAGATAGTTCATCTATAAGTTCTTCTGTGTCAGTCAGTTCTAATGCAAGTATAACAGAATCTCCTAATACATTGACCTCTCAATCTTCTGTAGCTGTTTCTGGAAACACATCAGTGACAGAAGGTGCTGATACAGTTGTAACTTCTTCCAGTGTACTAGTTAAACTAATTGCAAGTATTACTGAAAACGGTGATACGTTAACCTCTAGTGTTGGATTTACTCCAATTAGCGGTAGTTTAACTGCTACTGAGGCTAGTGACACTGTTAATAGTTCTGCAGGTGTATTAGTAGGTATTACAGCTAACACATCTGAACAAGCAGACACTCTGGTTTCAGTAGTTAAATTAGTAGTTGCTGCTAATTCTATAAACTTTGAAGTTGGTGATTCAATTACTTCAGACGTAGATGTTACTATAGGTATTTCTGGAGTTTCTACTGAAGTTGCAGATTCTGTAACATCTTCTGTCACATCACTTATTAGTGTAAATGCTAATATTAATGAAAGTAATGATAGTTTAGTTTCAGATTGTTCAGTTGTAGACCCAATAACTTATGTTTTGAATAACCTTAGAAAACAGATTGTACTAAAAGAAAATAGATTCAATACTGTGATTCCTGAGAACAGAATAAATCCAATTAAAAAAGAAGTAAGAATGATAAAGGTGAAATAATGCAAGTAGATAAAGAGTTTGAACATGCTCCTAGTGCCAAATTAGACTATGGTTTTGATTGGTCACTATGGCTTGCTTCTGGAGAAACTATTGCTACCTCATCTTGGAATGTAGACCCTTTGTTAACCTCAAGTTCACCTTCCATTGCAGGAGCTGTTACGGCAGTTTTTGTGGAAGGTGGAGTAATTAATAACCATTATTACTTAACTAATAATATTGAGACCTCTGTTGGTAGAAAAGATTCTAGAACAATCAAGCTGTATTGCAAGAAGCGTTAAGCTATTGACAAATAACATCATTTATGATATAATCATGGAAATAAAGATATGGGAAGCTTTGCTGATAGTGTAAAACAAAACATCCAATCAATGCATGAGGATGTCAATACTGCTGTTACTAATTTTATAGCAGAAACGTTTAGAGATGTAGTTAAATTATCTCCTTCTGAATGGCAAAATTCTCCTCATGCAACTGGTTGGCTTTCTAACCAATGGTATCCTTCTGTAACATCCCCTTCAAACTCAATTAATGAAAGCAGAGATATCTACGGCTTTAACAGTTTGGATAGAATTGAAGGTTTTAGGGATACAAAATATTTCTTCAAGAAAGACAACACAGTATTCTTAACAAACAATGTACCGTATGCATACCAAGCAGAAGCATTAGGTTGGAAACGGGCAGCTCCTTATGCTATGGTTGCTACTGCAATTGATAATGCAAAAGGACGAAGTATATGACACAAAGAACAATTCGTAATGAGGTAGAAACAAAAGTTAAAGCTTGGGCTGATTCACAGAATCCAGTAATACCAATTGCTTTTGAAAATGTACCTTTTACAAAACCTGATGGAACATTCATTGAATTGTACATCATTCCTGCCACCACTGTTAACACTACAGTTGGTGCAAAACGTGCAACAATGCTTGGCACAATCCAGTTAAATATTCATGCTAAAGAAGGTGTTGGTACTAAGACTTCTGAAGATATTGCTCAGTCGCTTATTAATTTATTCCCTGTTGTACCAAAGACAGGAACAGTTAGTATTGAACAAACTGGAAGTATCATGAATCCATTATATGACGCTCAATGGAGAATAACACCAGTGAGATTCAGATATAGACAAGAAAATATTTTGTAGCAAATTTGCCCCTCAAGGGCTTCAACAGCCGTAAGGCAAATTTATTAAAAAGGAAATAAAATGGCAGCTTTGACAGTCACATCCTTTTCTTCTGTAAATGGTGTAGCAACAGCCGTGGTAAATACCGCTTCTGCTTCTGACACAATTACATATGTAAAAGGTACGAATCAATTGTTGGAATTAGATAACACAACAGGTGGTTCTCTCACATTGAATATTAAAGGTAGTGCTCCTAACGCAGCATATCCAGTAGCTAACACTTCTACAACTGTTGACTTATCAACTGGTCTGAGCGTAGTTGTGGCAGCAGCTACAAAGAAAATTCTGAATCTGGATAAGATTTCAGCTTACTTAGATGGTAACGGCACTGTAACATTGAGTGGTGCAGCTACTTTGAAAATCACAGTTTACGCATAATAAAGGAATAAGTAAATGGCTATTCAAACAGCAGCAGGTAGCTCAATCGCTATCTCTACAACAGCCTTCACAGGTACAGCAGACGCAGCAGGTTTTGGTGCTAAGACTTACACAAACATTGCAGAAGTTACTACAATTCCTGCATTTGGTAAGACATACAAAGTTATCGAACATAACCCATTGTCTACACGTTACACTAAGAAACTTAAAGGTTCTTACAACAACGGTTCTGTAACATTGGATTACGCTTTGGATACAGCAGATGCAGGTCAAGCATTGTTGTTCGCAGCAGTTGATTCTGATAGTTCTTATGCATATCGCGTAACAATGCAAAATGGTACAATCTACTACTTTACAGCTCAAGCAACCAGCTCACCCATTGAATTAGGAGGCGTCGATTCGATAGTCAAGGGTACTACCACCTTGGAATTGGATTCTGACGTAGTTAAGGTCTAGAGTGAAATACACAACTGAACAAATCATAAATAAATTCGAGCAAGTACACGGAGATACTTATGATTATTCCAATGTTGTGTACTCAGGAACAATGAGTAAGGTTACTATTGTTTGCAAAAAGCATGGTAGCTTTACTCAAACTCCTAACTCCTAACTCACATCTTTATGGAAGAGGTTGTATGAAATGTGCTGTAGACGCACGTGCAGATAATCGTAGATTACCCTTAAAAGAAGTGATAGAACGTGCTAACAAAGTTCATTCTAATAAATTTGATTATTCTTTAATAGAATATAAAAATACTCTGAAAAATGTTAAAATTATCTGTCCTGAGCATGGCGTATTTGAAACAAGCATAAGTAATCATCTAGCAGGTAATGATTGCCCAAAGTGTTCACAGCAAAAGAAGAATGATGCTAAAAGAAGTAATACAGAAGAGTTCCTTGAAAAAGTAAAGAAAATTCATGGAGATAGGTATGACTACTCTGAAGTTGAATATGGTAAAACCAACATAAACAAAGTTAAGATAGGGTGCAAAGTTCATGGAATATTTTCAATGACTCCAGCAAACTTTCTTCAAGGTAGAGGTTGTCCTAATTGTTCTAAACAAGGATTTAAACCAAACAGACCTTTGTGGATTTACATTTTAAAGTCTGATTCTGGTATAACTAAACTTGGTATATCTTATGATGCTATTCAGAGATGTAAGAAGATTAATAAAGAATCTAAGATTGATTTCAAATTAACTTATAGAATGTACCTAGAAAACGGACAAACTGCTTTCGATGTAGAGCAACAAGTATTAAAACAATTGCGCAGTAAATACGAGCAAGTAGAACTTGATTTTTCAGGCTCAACAGAATGCTTCTATGATGTACCAGAAGTAGTAATAGAATCAATGATAGTCTCTGAACTATTAAAAACACAAGATACAAAGATATCTGAAACTTAATTAAACTAACATACAAAGGAATATAAAATGTCATTTAAACTCTCTAGCTTGAAAGCTAAATCTGATGCAGTACCTGTAACAATTTTGCACCCTGAAACTGGTGAAGAACTTTTCGATGATAAAGGTTCTCCTATTCAATTGCATGTTTATGGTAAAGCCTCTAAAAAATATCGTGACTTGACAGATGCTCGTTTAAAAGATGCAATCGCTCAAGGTAAAGCTTCTGGTAAAAATAAAGCTCCAGAACTCACAGTAGATAAAGTACGTAAAGATTCTGTGGAATGGGCAGTATCCCTCACAGCAAAAATCACTGGAATGGTTGATGATGAAGGTAATCCATTCGACAATTCAGACGCTATTCGTAGTATCTACGAGAATCCAGAATACTTCTGGTTGTTAGAGCAAGCAAATGCAGCAATCGAGAACGATTCAAATTTCTTCAAGCCCTAACTCAAGACCTTCTACTCTTTGCAAAACAACTAGGTTGGTATCATTGCACTCCCGAAGGTGATAAGAAGAGTAGAGGGGAACAATTGATGCAGCAAGACTCAGAACTAGAACTCTCCTTACCTAAATCTTTGGCTGAGTATGTAGCTCTTTTGTTTTATGAGTTAGGGATTTGTGAGAGTGGGTTCAACGGTGCATCACCTTTGACTTGGAAAGAAATTCAGGCTTGGCAACAAGTTACACAAAGGAAGCTCACTCCTTGGGAAGTAACAACATTAAAAGATATGAGCAAGGCTTACGTTTCTGAATGTAATAATACAGAGAAGAATAGACCAGCTCCTTATAAAGAAGAAGTTGAAGTAGATAAAGTTAAACAAGCAGAGCAATTAGAAGACTTCTTTGAAATGCTTATGATGCAGAATAAACAAGACACAGAATAGGAAATATTATGGCAATAACCGCAAGTGAACTTACACTAAAGATTAATTCTACAGGTATTGATAAGGCAACGGCAGACTTGAAAGAGCTTGCTAAAGCTGCTGCGTCCGTAGATTCTGAAACTAAAGCATTTGTGGTTTCTCAAGCTAAACTGCAAACAGCAAATGAAAAAACTAGTAAGACAACTGTAGCTACTGCTAGAGGTATTTCTGTTCAAGAACTTGCTATTATTAAAGCACATGAAGCTGCTCTTAAAATGAATGCATCAATTGATGCTCAAACTGCTAAACAAGCCAAATTAGCACAAGCTGCAGAAAGTCATGTTGAAGCTCAAAAGAAAATTGCAGAAGCTTATGAAACAACTGCACGAGGTGTTAGTAAGCAAGAACTTGCTATGATTAAAGCACAAGATGCTGCTAACAAAATGAACTCTGCTTTTGATGCTAAGAAAAAGAAGTTAGAAGAGTTATCAAACAGAGGTAATGTGTATGTAAACACGTTGAGATCAATGGCTACAGCAGCTTTAGCTTATGTTGGTATTAATTTCTTTACGAATCTCTTCAAACAAGCCGATGCTTGGAGTATGATGCAATCCAAACTGAGTTTGGCAGTTGGTAGTATGGCTGGTGCTAAAAATGCACAAGAAGGTTTATTTGACATGTCTCAAAGACTCAGAGTTCCTTTAGAAGACGTGGTTAAACTTTATACAAGGATGTACACTCCACTACAACGGATTGGCGCTACATCTAAAGATGCAATGACAGTAGTTGGAGCTTTTAGCACTGCATTAAAATTAGCAGGTGCAACAGGGCAAGAAGCTTCTTCAGCAATGCTACAGTTTTCTCAATCCCTGAACGCTGGACGTTTAAACGGTGGTGAATTTAACTCAGTAGCAGAAGCTGCACCTAATGTTCTGAGAGCAATTGAAGCTGAATTAATTAAGACAGGTCGAGGTGCTGAATTAGCAAAAGGTGGTTTGAAAAAAATGGCTACAGAGGGTAAACTTACCACTGAAGTCTTAGTCAATGCTCTAAAAAATTCAGCTCC